GGTTTTCAAAATCAATTGGTAAGCCATCGTTTTTTCTTTGGCTTATCATTTCGCTTTGTTGCGTACCCTCTATTTTTATACGCCTGTCTTTTCTATCTTCAATCATTTGCTCTTTTGCTCCAATAGCTTGCATGTCCATTTCTTTTAACTGCTTATCATAAAAGAATCTTTGCTGCATTCTTTGAAGTTCTAATTGATTTTCAGTTTCAATCTTTTGAATTTCCATTTGATTTCTAGCTTGTTCAAATTGAACTTTAGTGTTAGTTACAGCCTCTTGTTTTTGAACTTCAGCCATTGCTGTTCTTTCAGCTGTTTGAGCTTGAGCATCTGCTTGAGCTGCTATATTAGCTTGTTGGTTTTCTATATCTTGTGCCTGCTTTTGCTTACGTTTTATTTTAAGCATTTGATTAGCAAGTTTAAGATTTTTAATTTGTCTTAAATCTATAGCGTCTTCAAGATCAATGCCACCTTGTTGTATAGCCGCTTGTATGTTAGCTTCTAATTGAGCTTGCTCTTCCTCCTCAGGTTCTAGTTCTAGAAAAATTCCAAAGTCATGAAGATTTAAATTAACTATTTCCTCTAATGTTTTAATATTAAAGGTTGATATAGAATTTTGCAAAGAAGACTTTGTCAAAGGAAATTCAAGAGCATCTGCTATTTTTAGAGTTACATTTTCTGCTATTCTAAGAGTTAAATAAAGACCAGCTTGATTAACATGCTTAGTTGCTATATTTGACGCGTTAGCCGCTAGTTTCTGTAATCCAACAAGAGTGTTTCTGTCTGGTAAACTACCGTCTACAGCCTCATTTAAGCCTGTAACGTCGCGTATCATTTGAAGATAATATTGATACGTAGTTATTAAACTTTGTATTTTAGCATTACCACTGCCGGCTTGCAGCTCTTGCACAGGAACTTTTCCAGCGTTCATTTCACCATCTTGAGTTAAAGATCTACCAATAACAGAACCAGTTTGAAAATACATGTTTAACGCCTCGGCCGGATTATAATTAGTGCCATTACCAAGATCAACCTCTGCTAAACCATCCATGTCTAAATAAACACCATCTGGTACCATACGTGATATAACCTGTTGTAGTTTTAGATGTGTTATTTGTATCATATCAGCAAAACCCGTACATCTACTAACTATAGATTCTATTCTACCTTTGTAAATTCTAGGAGCACAAATTGCGTAATTCATTCTAACCTTAGTAGTATCAGATAGCGGTCTTGACATATTTTTAGAAAGTCCCCAATCGAGCATTATATTAGTACCTAAAACTTTAGCACCGCTATATAATACTTCAATAGACCTAGAAACCCTTTCAAACATGTCGTTTTCAGGTGGATTAAAAGTATCGTCTTTTTCAATAGCCTTCATTAACCCTTGTTCTGTTTGCTTTATTTTAAAAACCTGATCATGGTAAGTTTTATAATCAAAATATAAAACCTGTACCGTGTTATTGTCGTAGTTACCGTAGCCAGTTATATAGGATTTATTTCCAGGCGTATTCTGTATACGCTTTAGTTCGTCTTCTGGTATATTAGGAAATTCTTTTTTAAGCTCAGGTATGGTTATAGATTTTACCTCACCTACATAATATATATCTTCAAAGTTAGGGTCTTCTGTGTAAGAATAAACCATATAGGCTGGATCTACATAATCAATAGTAACTCCATTAGCTGCATTAAAATCTGTTTTAACCGCAGCTATACCGCATACAGCTAAATCCATATTTAATCTTCGCCTTGTTAAGTTGTATTTGTTTTGAGCCATAACAGAAGTAATAGCTTCTTCTTGAGCTATTTCTATAGACTGCTTGTAGCTCAATTGCATGTGCAATTCTAACTCTTCAGGATTTTCTGGGACTATGTCTTTACTAGGAGATTGATAAGCTTCTATACCTAGTGTTTGCTGTAAATTATCTAAATAAGGCATAGATATCATATCCTCATAAAGCTTTGACGCATATTCAGTTCTTTTCTTTACCGACTCAGGATCTTGAGCATATGCTTTTATCTCGTATGATTTTTGAGATATACCATTAACAATAATGTCTACAAACTTTGACAAAATAGGTACCGGTGTCCAGTCTAAATTTAAATAAGACAAATCACCATTAATAGATAATTCATCTTTATATTTTTGAACTGACTGCTCACCTCTAGCATATAGCCTTAATTGATTGAAATTATTCCAATTAGTTATATATCTATTGCCTGTAGTTCTACCTTGATCAAACCATTCGCCTTCTATAGCTTGAGCTACTTGCATGCCGTATTCAATGCTTGATTTCTCTTGCTCACTAACAACTTGGCTAGGAAATGAACTTCTAGTATTGGTGTATATACCCATTTAACTTATTATTTTTGATGTAGCTCCTTTGTTGTTGTATTTTTTTATACCTAAGTCAACAGGCTTTAATTTTCTAGGTGCACTTGGAGCGTACCTGTGCTTATTACAAGCCATTAAAGCTAACCCAGAGCTTATCGAAGCATCATGTTTTGTTCTATTATTTATATTAAATTTAGCCCAGTCTTCTAATGTTCTTTGAAAATAAACATCACCATATCCTGTTTCTTTTAAACCTACAAAATCTTCTATATAAGATTCAATGGCGGCTGCATGAGCTTGCTTAATATCTTCACTTGAATTAGGTATACCTCCTAATTCTCTTTCCGTAACAGAAAGTTTGTTTCTTTTTCTATCAGGCCTATTCATTGAAAAACCCCTGTAGCCTCTTCTTTTAAAATGGTATAATAGTCTTGGTTTATTGTTTTCTGCTAGTATTGGCATACCATAAAAAACACAAGCCATTAATACATCTTCAAAAAATATTTCAGCTGTTTGGGGTCTAGCTATATATTCTAAAAAGAAATGATTAGGTGGCGTGTCTGTCATTGAGAACTTAGTTAAACCATGTAAAGATCCTTTAGAACCTCTTTTGTCTACTGTGCCAGATATATCATAAGGGTCACAACCAAATGCTCCTAAGTTTTCATTTAAAGGATATTTAATACCTCCTTTTGTTATAACAGCGTTTTGCATATTAACAGATGGCACCCAAGTTATTAAAAATCTACCGTTTTTATTAGGTATAAATAATACTTGACTATCTTGTATACCATCCCGCCACATGAAATTACCTTTTGTAATATTTATAGAGTTTTTAAGATCTTCATTGAAATCTATTTGCTCGTATATCTTAGTTAGATTAAATAAAGATTCTTTTGACTCATCTCTAAAAGCATGCTTAGTAGTGCGTGGAAACTGTCTATAAAATTCATTTAAAGCATCTTGATCTTGCTTCAATCCTTCTACTTCATTGTTCCAGTATTCTATTACACCTAAATCTATTTCCTCGCCTTGCGGTCCTTGTATTGATTTTTTAGGCGTGTCGAAGACAGGTAATCCATAAGAATCAATGTATCCTTCGTAATTCCACTCCATAGGTATAAACAAGCTATATAGTCCAGAGCGAGTTTGTCCATTCGCATTTCGTTGAGTGACGTCCGAGTCATTGTATAATTTTTTAAAGTTATCACCACCTTTGTCTAATGAGTTGCTAGTTGAACCCATCATGCATTTTCCGATAATTCTACTACCTAATCGTAAGCAGGTTTTCGTAACCCTCCAGTTGTTGAGGATGTTCGTCGGACGCTCCCATTTACCGCTCTCGTCGTGGACGAGTAACCTGAGTTTCTCACCGTCGTACGAGTTGTCACCGGTATTCTTCCAGTCGATTGTGGTGTCGAGACCGTCGAGTTCTCTAAGCGTCTCGTTGTTCTCAAGCTTCTTACGGGTGTACTTCGTCGCGGGTACTCTGTACGCGAGCTCTGTCTTTGGCCTGTCCATACCGTCCTGAATTGGTTTGAAAAAGAAGGGGTAATTAACCGATATCGGTACAACCTTGTCCGTAAACATCTTCTTCGCATCTGGTCCAGACTTTGATAATATTCCAAACCTAGAGTCGCTTGATATGGTTGCCATATTAACGCACTCCCCGGACGCCATAAATGAAAATCCAGATCGTCTATTTTTAAGGTAGCACATTCCATATGACCTATGATCGGCTTTACAAGCTTCCCAGAATATGTAGAATAATCTGTTTGATTCCCTAAAGTCTGGTTGCCCAACATCAATCTTGGACCACTGCAGGTACATATAATGAGTACCAGTAAGGTAAGTAGCCACATCCTTATTATAGAACCAAAAGCCTTCTTCCCTGCGGACGAACTCATTATCGATGTAATCATACCATTTTTCTTTAAAGTCTAACGGGTATTCTTCCCAATCAAATACAGACTTTATTTTTTTTAATACTTTAGGATATTCCGTATATTCCCATTTTTTATTTTCAAACTTATGTATGTTGTTAGCTTTAGGTAAAGCTATTTTTAAGTTTTGTATTTCGTATATATCACCTATTGTACCGTCTTTACTTATTACAACGATATCATGCTCTTTGTTGTAACCATACTCCCATTTCTTGTAACGGTTCGTGCGTTTTAAAACCTTAGGCTTGATGTGATCTTTTAAGACCTTATATAACGTTTGTTCGTACATTATTTCTTAGATCTTCCTTCAGCAAACCCTTTAAAAGTTCTTTCTTCTTTAACTTCTTTAGGTTTGTCGTTTAGCATATTCTCTTCTTCTTCAATGCGATTAAGTATTTCAAAGGCATCGAATATAGCTAGCTTTTTAGTAGCTGCTGCATTCTTGAGTCTGTCAGCTGATATATCATCATCTGAATCAACAATAGCTTCTTTAGCTACTTTGATTAACTCCTCAACTGCTCGCTGCCCAGCTTGGATTATATTCTTCTTCGTTTCCTTGGTATTCATACTTAATTACAATATCATTAGATTTCATACAGTAAAGTCTCTTTCCTTCAACTAAAAACTCCCATTCTCCGTTAGGCGTATAGCCAACTAAGTCTCCTGGGTTTATTTCTAGCGCTTCTAAGGACTTATTGCCATATTTTAATATACCAACAAGCTTGCGTTCTTTATCAAGCGTTAGAGAATCATTACTTTTTATAGGTGTTATAAAACATCTGTCACCAACAGTGTTCCAACCGTTTTTATTTTTATATAAATAAACCTGGTCAAGGTTACAGAAATACAAATCATCTTCAAAATATGATCTGCTTTTCTTTTTTTTACCTTTCATATCATAAAAGGTTCTAAACACATTTTGATGTATAACTATTATATCACCTTTTTTAATGCCGGATTTAAAAGCTAGTGGTGTTTCAATAACTTCAGCTAAACGGTTTACAAACTTCCAGTTTTCAATTTTAGTATTGATAACTACATCTTTGCAACCAATTTTAACTGTGTTTTTGTATTTATCACCAACAGGCTTTACGATAAAATCGTACAAGCTTTTCATTAATACTCTAAATCATACTCAACAGATACAGCCATGTTAGAATTAAACTTCTTCCATGGCAATACCTCGTTATTTTTCTTTATGTGAATATTATAAGATCCATCAGTTTCATTGAACAAAATATAAGCTATTTCATGACCTCCATAAACCTGCTGACCTATAGAATAATGCATAGCGTCATTTTTGTAATCAGAACCTATACTGATTTTTCTTATAACTGAATCCATTATGCTTCTTCAGTTATCTCAGTGTATTCACCGGTTTTTAGATCAATAGATATTTTACCGTACTCTTGTTCTAATTCTTGCTTGTATTCTTCTAAAACCTTGTTTACTTCTGCAACCTTATGAAGTAAAGCGTGTTTTTTGCTTTCTAAAATACCTATTTCAATTACAGTATCTTCTAGATCTTTGTTTTGATTAGATATTTTTTTAAGTTGTTCTTCTGTTATTTTTGCCATTTGATTTAATTTAAGTTAATTATTATATTTATATAGTCACTTGTATATAAGTTATTTACCCGCAATTATATCACTAACGGTTGTTGCATCAGATAAAACATAATCTACAACTACTGGAAACCACTGGCCTTGAGATACATTTGTAAAAGTAATGGCTTGAGCAGCTCCAGGTAGACCCGACCCGCTTGAGCCAGTTGCACCAGCTGGAATTACTTGAAGGGTTTTAGAAAGCGCGCTAGTTCCTATGTATAATACAGAACCATTTAAAGAATCTGCCGCCGTTAAATTAGCTGCTAAAACAGGCGTTACGGCTTGTATATCATTTGTTATAAAATCAGGTTGATTTGCGTATTGTCCCATAATTATTTATTGCTTATTGATTTATATTTTTCAAAACCGCGTGAT